GGCTTATAACGGTAATCAGCCCACGCTTCTTGATAGCCGAAAACCTGATCATCAATGACAGAACCAGCAGAATCCTTAACACTGGGGCCTTGGGCAAAAATCTCCTTGTTCTTCACAGCCTGTTCGCCGATGTTGGCGAAAACAGGCCAATAGTAATCAAAGCGATCCTTACGAGACCAGAAACGTTCAAGACCCTGCTGATAGGTATGATCGTAACGAGCGACCATAACACCAATGACAAAGCCATGCTCAGTGAAAGACTTGGTGAAATCGGAATGAGTATCCGTAGTAACAGACATACCGGTTACAGTACCCTGTGCAGTCTCGCCGGAAGCCGTAGCAGACTGCTGCACAACCTGATTGATATTGATGGGGACACGGTTGCCGCCGAGATATTCAGGACGCTGGAGACGGGCATCGGGAGAAGTCACACCAAAATGAGACTTGAGAATTTCGATATAACGAGAACCACCGCGGGCATCTTTCTCATAGAGTTTCTGAATCTGAAACGCCATACGGAGCTGATTAATCGTAGCAGCAGCAGCATTTCCGGAAGCGACAGCAATCAAACCAGACTTAGACAAATCATCACCAAGCTGAGAAACAGTAGCAACACCTACAGAACCGTTCAAATTAGACGAAGAAGGAACTGCCGTACCAACAGAAGAACCAAGAGTACCACTATTGACAGCCAAAGTTGAACCACCAGGAACACTCTGATAACCGAAAAGACCAGTCAAAGAACCATCGGTTAAACCTAAAGACTTACCATTACCAACAACCGCATAATTACCAGCAGAAGCAACAGGAATCAAAACATCCGGACCTTTCTGCGGAGACGGCAAGCAGCTGGTAAAATAATCATGATACTTAGCAGCCTTATAAGGGAGACCACCTTTTGCAACATCGGTCACGAACGTGCCGGTATTAACGCCGGCTACAGTAGCATCATCGACGGGAACAACGAGCGGGTCAGATAGGTTTTCATCACGAAACCACTCATTCATGACCAGGGCATAAGCTCGGAAGGGAAGAGCACTAACGGAAAGAGAAGGAACGCCGGTAGGCACACCGAGATAATCGGCAATAGTTCCAACAGACCATCCAGAATCAGCAGGAGCAGTAATCTGAGGTATTTCATACTCTGTCTGAGGAATCCATGCAGATTCCGTATTCTCACCGTTGAACTGCTTCCAATGAGACCAAGTAAGCCGGTTCGGTACGAAGAAGAAATACGTATCGAGATAGATATTATCCATAACCGGAGTAAGCAACGTCTGCAAACGCACAACCTTTGATGAGTCCACGTTGAACGTATCTCCCGGTAATACTTCGTCAAGGAAAAAAGGTACAATGTCACCAACGTTAAACGAAGTCTTAAGAGAATGCGAGCGATCAAACGTCGAGCGCCGGATATCGATATTCGTGGGATTAAGCGCGAAATGAGATTCAACATTGCGATTCATTCGGTAACCTCCTTTTTCGGCTCAACAGCCGGTTTTTCCTCCTGGGACGGGTCGGGCTCTCGCTCGGGCTTGATTCCGAGCTTGTCGAGGAAATCAGGCTTGTCCATGCCAGCCATAAACTCCGCAAAGTTATGGTTAAACTTTGCGCGAATATCGACAGGCAAAGAATTAAAAAAGCACTGACCTTCATTGACCTTATTCAAAAGGTCAGCATAGGTTGTAGGCATATTAGTGAAATCACCATAAGCGCCTTGGACACGCGAAAGCGCGTCAACGTCGCCGTTCTGAAATCGAGCAAGAATCACGTGGATATCGACGGACTCGGCGTGCGATTGAATGAAATCGTAAAGGTCTTCTTTGCCAGATTCAACGAGATCCATAACACCATTTTCATCAAATTTAGGCTGATAGAGAATCCTTTCGCGCTGACCTCCATTTGAAATGAAACGAGTTCGCGGACGATACTGAGTAACGAATCCAAGCTTTTCATCATACATTATGTCAACCTTCCTTTCTCTGAATAGACGTACCATCCAAAATGACCTCGGGAAGCTGGGTCGAGATCGTGCCAGTCTCGTTATCAAACTCACCGATCTTACAGAGGGAATAATCCTCAATGTGGGAGAACAGAAGGCTTTCCTTCTGCATACAGGCGTGAGCAAAATTCCGCATAGCGGAAGAATCGTTCTGATCTACCGTGGGCGGGAGAAAACCCGTCCGGGCATCGCGAATACAATAAACACCGTATTTCATTATTCGTACAACTCCTTTATTCCTTCAATATTGACGTAAAAATCAACAAGTTCCTCCGGAACCGTGGATAAAATACGCGCAAGAGGCTCGGAATCCACAACATACGAAACAGAATCAACGAAATCGTCGCCGACGAAAACACCAACAGTAAGCTCAACCTTCACAGACGAATACCTCCTCTAAAAACAGTCGGATTAATATTGATCTTCTTGGACTTCGCAGCAGTACGGCGAAAGACCTTCTTGTCTTTCTTGGGACGCATTTTCTTACGCATTAGATACAACTCCTTTTCAATGATTTTATTCGGGCCAGCTGGTTGCGCTCTTCAACAGCGAGCTGGTCTAAATAACTAAGTGTGGTCTTCTGTAATTTTGCTTTCTGTGCTTCAGCTGCCATCTTCTGACGAACAGCTTTAAGCTTGGCAGATTCTTCCGGACAATCGACATCAAAGAGCTTGTCATAATACTTCGGAGGTCGAAACTTCCTTCCTCCTTTCTCAGTCGAAATGTTGATGAACTCATGTTCATATAGGTCTGGATGATCCTCGTAGTACTGCCGAGCAATACCGGGCTTACGAGACATAAGCGAAAACTCAGGAACAATGTTGAAATTCTCGTAAAACTCAGCTTCAGGGCCGGTAAGCTTCTTCATCACATAGCGGGCCGTATACGCACAGGTCTCCCAAGTCACAGGAGCTACAACCGCAAAACCGTTCGGCCAAACCTCTTGCAAGGACGCAGAATTGAAGTATTGAAAACCTTGCGCAGATCGCTTATAAGAAACAAGATCATCAAGCTCCAATCCAAAAATGATTGCATGATAGTGAGGTCGGAACGTCTCTGAGCCATACTCACCTGAAGCAAAGAAGCGAATGCCTTCACCAAACTTTTTTCGCAACCGTTTCATAAAAAGCTGAAAATCACGCTTCACAAGGGACATACTCGGCAGGGCCTCGCCGGTCTCGGGGTCGGAATAATAATGAATCGGAACATGAGCTTCATCGTAAGTAAGCGTCACAAAGTAACTGGACTTGTGATATTCAAGCTCCAACATACATCGGTTAGCCCATTCACGCGAACGCTGGAGACGACAGCCGGAGCACTTACCACAGGGAAGATCAAGCGTATTTCGACAAGTAAACTCCTCAGAAACAAGAGACTCAGGATTCCGCGACGGAATCCACCTATCAAACTTATTATTCCACTCAAGATGGTCTACCTCATAAGAAGTTATCTTCAACTGCTTCTTACCATCAATTTCGCCTAAAACAAAGGCTTTCAGGGGATGATAACAAGGCACGAAATCACCTACCTTATATGGGGATATCGTATCCCCATCACAGAAATTCAGGAGGAAACATCAAAGAAAAGAACAGACAATAACAATTAGAGCAACACCAGCTCCTACAAGCAAAAGCATCTGTAGGCAAAAATCATCAAGCATTTTATCTTTATCATCATTTTTCATTTAATCACCTTACAGTTTATTATATTCATTAATATATCATATATTCATAGCTTGTCAATAACCTAAAGAGAGCATTTTGCATATCGTGGTGTCACTCAGCCCCATTACATCAAGAAGTGTAATGGGGCTGTTCCGCTCGCTGGCGCTCGCTGATGCATATCTATTCGCTAACCGCGCTCACGCTTGGTTACAAAATAGAAACGCCGAGGCAAAGCCTCGACGCTTTCTATTTTCTTTACCTCTGATGACGAGGACGTTTAGGACCTGAGCCAAGAATAGCAGCATTATACTTTTCCATAAGCTTAGCATACTGTTCAGCAGAAACAGAACCTTCACTGGAAGTAGAACCTCCGGTAACATCAATACCGAAAGCCTTGAGAATAGAATTAACAGCTTGAACATAGTTCGAAGGATAATTCTGCTCAAGAAAAACCTGATTCTCAAATCCTTTATCAGTCTGATACTTGCCAAGAGCATAATGCATATTGGCATTGTACTTAGAGCCAGCATAACCAAGCTCGGCACCATATTTAGAAGCATCGGCACCGATCTGAGCAACGAGCTTCTCCATAGCGGTGTACTTATCGGCTACGGCCTCTTGCGTCCGAGCATTAACATTAGCAGTCTGAAGCTGGGTCTGCGCCGAAAGAATAGAACCAAGAACCTGAACCAAAGCAGCATTAGCAGAGGTATCAACCTCGCCTTTAGCGCCAGCAGAAGTAACACCAGAAGCAGTAGCGCCGGAGGTAACGGCAGCGCCGTTACCTCCCATAGCACTTAGAACCGGATTAAGACCGGCAGCTTTAAGATCACGTATTTCACGCTGATGTGCAGTATTGCTCATATATTCTTGCCAAGAACGGCTTTTAGCGGCCTCCTGAGCGTTGAACTGCATCGCCAAGGCATTTTGACGCTCCTGCCAGTCGCGTTGCTCAGAAGCCATCTGAGCGCTTTTAGCAGTGTTTTCTGATGCAGTCCTCGTAATACGAGAAAGAGCAGAATCTAAATTTCCGACAGCCGGCACACTCTGAACCTGAGCAGCATCCTTACCAGAAGTCATGAAATCACCTCTCAATGGTGGTCAATCAGACCAGGAATAGAATACATAGCATAGGCCGGGTAGTCCGATTCTTAATATAGATATCGGCAAACAACTGATTGCTGACAGCGGAAGTAACTGCAAGCACACGATCAACATTAGCCTTATCCTCACGAATCCAAGAATCCGAAAGCATAGGAAGAGCGGAATAATCATCG